CGCCTAACAGCTTTATAATCCCTTATAGCTTCTAACTGACTAAAATCCATGAGATTGGTCGATGCCATCACGAAGGCAGATCGGAAAAACTTAGTATTTTTCGTAGCTACATCAGCCATCTGTAAAACATATGGATTACAATTAATCATTCGAATTATCTTGAGAGCTTCCGAATCAACATCGCCTACTGCATCACGTGCTTGAAATAAATCATCGGTAATAGCTACCCAAGCTTTATAAGTATATCCATCCCAAAACTTATCGGTTGGTATATTGTACACGAAATCATCGGGATTTTGTTCCCATTGATCTTTCCACATTCCTGGTATTGTAAATTTAGTAACTACCCTAGCCATTCTGTTTAGAAGAATTGTCTTTTTGATGCCAGGGGGCCCTCTTAAGAGGATACCTACAGGTTCCACTCTACTACCACTCAATGATTGTTCATTGACCTTATACTGAACGGCAAGTTTTTCGTATTCGCGTAAAACTTGTTGTATACTGAGATAATCATACGAATTTCTCTCTATTCCTCTCATTAATTTGTTTCCTTCTTGAATGTCTTCATGGAAAACAACCTTATCGAAAATGTTTATTTCACCTACTCCTGTATTATAATTGATAATCTTATCATTTATTTTATCAACAAATAATCTAGCTTCTTCCGTTTTGAATTTACTAATGTCAAAAGCTTTAGCAAAATTCAATTCTACCTTAAAGAAATAGTTGATTACATCTTGCAAAAGAGTAGTAGCTGACTGCAACATAGTTATTACATTGTCTATAGCAAAGTCTCTTGTATTCAAAAAATTCATCAACATACTAGTAGTATGCGATGTAGGTCTTACTTTGCACGAAGTTGCCAAATACGCAATAAATACTCCTGCTGCTGTCTTCAAAATACCTTCATTTCCAATCGAAATTTGAGGTTCCAATGATTCCATAGGTATTTCTTCTACTATAGGGTCTGTAGCATCAAATCTTGAATTTTCTTCTCTATTCACAACTTGAATACGTGAAGCTGGTACTTCCCATGAACCAGTAACCAAATATGATACGCATTTCCATATCATACTATAAAAATTAGAATTATAGAAGTATTCAAAAGTACTTTCACTTAACGGTTTAGTACCTAACATACTTTCCATGAATTCCATATTCCGCTGAAGATTCATAAATGACAAATACAATGAAGCACCTAATAGCGCAACGGCCAAAGTTTTCTTAGTAGTCATAGATAGTAAAGAAGTATCAATTTTATGTATCATAAACACTAGAGCAAAATTCAATAATATCACATGATCAAAGTTGAAATTCTTAAACCATGAAAACACAGAGTTTAAGATACTATCAAACCAACTTTCCTTAGCAGTCTTGTAAGAAGCATATGATTCGCTATCCATACCTTCTCTACTATTTTCCAACTTAGCCAATTCTGTAGTGTCGTCACCTCGACTACTGATAGGATTATCCCTAGATATACTAATCACGGGTTTACCTGAAACCCCCAATAACGAAGTTAAACCATTGATTTCAATATTAGGAGCATCTATTTTAACGTTAGTTGAAACATCATGCTTGGTATTGAAAAAAGATTGGGGTTCAAGCACACTTTCGTCATGAAATTTATTTATGACAGAAATGGTTTGTCTGATCGATCTGTTAGATAAAACAATTTTATCTATCAACGTCCGGTAATCTTGAATCATCTTATCA